TATGGTAGTCTACGAAGAGGTGCTGGATGATAGCGAAGATGCAGATCTTCCAGTAACAGCAACTCGCGTTAAACATCTTGAGAAATTTACTGTTACACATGGAACAGATTCTGAAGGAAATCCGACAGAATCATCTGCTGCTACAGTAATTAGTGGTGAAGATGCAATGGTGCAGAGCATTTGCGGAGCTGTTTGGAGCTAATTTATGTATACTCTCATGCAAACAAATTATCAATTTCATATTCCGACTGAGAGCGATAAAGACTGGTTAACAGCAACTATGACAGCTGGATTATTCACTCCGGATAATGCTATAGAATATGGTATTTGGGATGGAGCCTCTACGTCTGTTACTTATCCTTTAAGATTTTCTCGAATAATAAGTAGAGTTTCTGATAATCAACGTGTTGCATGGGCATTAAGTAAAATAGTGGAAAGCACAACTTGTATGCACGCTTTTGCTATTCATCCAGATTTTAGAGGGCAGCGCCTTGCAAGAGGTATTGTAGAAGAGTCGGCTTATTGGTTCTTTTCAGAGAGATGCCCTTTAAATATTGAAAACATTACTACAGTCACTGATAATACTTTGGTTCCAAGTAACCTTAGCCCCTCTCACTACACTGTTGTAGAAACTTCAGGAAACAATACTATAACAAGTGTAACAAAAGAAGACGATGAAGCAGCAAGGTCATGACAACTTATAATAAATCTGCTACTGCTAGTATATCTGGTGGATCAGCTAGTCAAAATGTTACAACTGCAGATACTGTAGTATTTACTGTAAGTGGTGGAGTAAGTAATTATAGCGCCATTTCAGGTACTAACTGTACTCGTAATAAAACGACTATGCCTAGTGGTTCTAATGTAACTATTACCTTCTCAAGTTCAAATGTAGGTAGTTGGAACTGTACTGTTGGAGGATTTGATAATAGTAAAGAACCTACTTTTTACTATGCTACTATTAGTGGCAGTGTTTCTTCCGCAGCAACACAAATTAGTATAACAAGTGGTACTATAAGTTTAGGTGATTTAAGAACTTTTTTTGGAGATAGCGGTAGTATTGCTTTGGGAGATTTATACAAAGGCGGAAGTCTTGTTCCAAATATTTCTCAAAACTCAGGAGTTCCTACTTCTGGAACAATTGATTTAGCAGATTTATACGGAGTTTACAAAACATAAAAAAGGGGGCGATTAGCCCCCTTTTCATTACTCTACTACGTCTGCTTCAGCAGGTTCTGCTGCTAGCTCCTCTCGAAGCATATCAGTAAAACCTGTACGAGCTACTTCAATCTGGTCAAGGCGTGCGCGAGTTGCGTTACCTTGTTGTGCCAAATCCTGTAGTTGACCTACTAGATATTGAGCTTTTTCACTCAAATCTTCGATCACGTAGTTGTTGTCTTCAAAAACCAGTGTTGGTTTTTCCTCAGTTTGTACATCTGTCATAATAAGATCCTATTTAAAGATATCCTGCCAGTTGCCCGTAGTACTTGCTCGAGCGTACTCGGTGGCACGATTTTCGAAAAAGTTAGTGTGCTCTACTGCGTTTAACATATAGTCAAGCCACGGTAGAGGATTTTCTTCACTGCCAAAAATCTTCTTCATACCAAGACCAAGAAGTCTTCGATCAGCAATGTAACGAATATACTCTTTGATTTCTCCCCCTGTGAGATCTGGCACATCCGCGCCTTCAAAACACAGATCAATAAAAGCATCTTCTAGCTCTACAGTACGCTCTGCAGCGCAGTAGATTTCATACTTCAACTCGTCATTCCACAACTCAGGATTCTCCGCAATGAAAGTTCGGAATAGCTGAGACATGCCTTCTACGTGGAGAGTTTCATCCCGAATAGACCACGTAACGATTTGCCCCATGCCTTTCATTAAGTTGTGACGAGGGAAGTTGAGCAAAATTGCAAAACTACTAAACAATTGTACGCCTTCTGTGAAGCCGCTATAGATTGCCATAGTCTTTGCAATGTTCATGTTGGTATCCATACCAAAGTTAGACAAGTGCTCATGCTTGTCCATCATTGCTTTATGCTCCATGAACTTTTGGTACTCATCATCACCAAAACCAAGAGTTTCGAGTAGCAATGAATACGCTTCTTGGTGTACTGCCTCCATTGCAGCAAATGCAGAAAGCATCATACGTACTTCTGGTTGCTTAAATGTTGGCAGATAGTGCTTTGCGTAACCGCAACACACATCTACGTCCGCCTGGGTAAAGAACCGAAAGATCTGATTAATCAGCTGACGGTTTCCAGGCGTAAGTTTCTCCCGATAGTCACGCAAGTCATCTGCAAGGTTGACTTCATCAGGCAACCAGTGCATATGCTGTTGTGTCTTGTAATGTTCAAATGCCCAAGGGTAATTGAACGGTTTATAATACTCTCTTTCTGTGAGAAGATTCATCAAATGTACTCCATGACTTCTTCGAAGTCGCTGTATCCTCCGACCCATTCCTCATTTACTAATATTTGAGGAACTGTTTTAGCGCCGGGAAATAGTCTACTAAATTCAATCATTGCGTCGTTAGCATTTACATAAGTATAGTCTAAGCACAATTCTTCTGCAAGATTTACGGCTTTTTCACAAAAACCACATCCGTCTGATCCATAAATTGTTACGTTCACGTTAACCCTCACAAGCTAGACAAGAATCTTCGTCCATGGACTCAAAGATACGTTGACGTAGCGCTTCATCTGATACTTTCTCGGCTCGCTTATATGCTTCACTTCGTAAGTAATACAATGTTTTTACTTTTTGCTTCCAAGCTTGCATATGTATAGCGTGAAGCTCCTGTTTTGATACATCCGCAGGGAAGAAGACATTTAGCGACTGACTCTGACAAATTTGTTTTTGTCTATCACTTGCCATATCAATTATCCAGCGTTGATCAATTTCTACTGCGGTTTTAAATACATCTTTTGTCCAATCATCCAAAAACTCAAGATGTTGTACTGATCCACCATTTGTAACAATACTCTTCCATACTTCGTCGGTGTCCATTCCTAAATCTCGTAGAATATCTTCCAAATATTCGTTCTTTTGTAAAGAGGTACCGCTTTTAGTTTTCTGTGTATATGCGTTAGCACGGTAAGGCTCGATACTAGGAGAAGTGTTGCCACAGATAATACTAGACGAAGCATTTGGAGCAACAGCCAACAAGTGGCAATTACGCATACCCGTACCTTGTGCATCAGGCGCTTCTCCTCGCTCCATTGCAAGCTTTCTTGAAGCAGTTTCTGCACCAGATTTAATGTGCCAGAACATAGACATATTACGTCCTTTCGCCATTGCCGATTCAAACGGAATGTTGTGCCGTTGTAAATAGGCATGGAACCCCATCGCCCCCAAGCCAATTGATCTCTCCCTCTCTGCACTATAACGTGCCTTCTCTAGTTCATTTGGAGCATGAGCAATGAAGTAAGTGATTACATTATCTAGCATTCTTACTAGATCTGGAATGAAATCAGGATTACTACTCCATGAATCATACTCTTCTAAATTTACACTTGACAAGCAACATACAGCAGTACGATCTTCGTTTGTCGGAAGTGTAATCTCACTACACAAATTTGACTGATATACAGATAAACCTAAGTCTTTCTGACAATCAGGCAGTCCCTCTTGTACTGTATCACCGAACATAATGTAAGGTTCTCCAGTCTCTACACGATTCTGAATCAGTTTTACCCACAATGCTTTTGCACTGATAGTTTTTATCACGTGCCCTGAATGAGGATCCACGAGAGGCCAGCTATCATCAAAGCCCTCATGCTTCGTTGCGCCCTCAATAAGTTCCATGAAGCTATCAGGCACTACCACTCCGTGATGTAAGTTAGTTGACTTACGATTAATATCACCTCCAGTAGGCTTTCTAACATCTAAAAACTCCTCAATCTCAGGATGATTCATAGGTAAATATGCTGCATAACTTCCTCGACGAGTAACACCCTGAGAGAATGCAAGCATCTCTGCATCTACTACTTTTACGAAAGGAATGACGCCGGTAGATTCTGAGCCATTACTTGTTTTAGAGCCTACAGATCTTACATCGCCCCAGTAGCCACCAACACCGCCTCCCACTGAAGAAAGAAACGCATTTTCGGTGTAGTGTCCAGTAATCCCGAGCCTACTATCGTCAACGTAATTAAGGAAGCAGCTAATGGGTAACCCACGCTTAGTGCCGCCATTACTAAGAATAGGAGTGGAAAACATAAACCAAAGCTTACTAGCATAATCATACAATCTCTGTGCGTGTGCCTCATCATCCGCAAATGCTTCTGCTGCACGAGCAAAAGCTTGCTGAGGAGATCCTTCTCCTCCTACTAAATACCTATCCTGTAAAGTTTTTATACTAAATTCAGAAAGATAACGATCTCTTCTAAAATCAATTTCTATATTCATTTATTACTCGCTCAATATCAACAATGTTGTCTCGGCCTATAGCGTCATCGCAAAAGGTCATTAAATCCATCAACTCGTAGTTCACGAGTAATTGTTCACAATTTGCATTCAGTTCTTGAATGTACTTATACCGACTATGAATTGGTACAGCTTCATAGATATCCCAAGCACTGCCATATTGCTCGATGAGCTGGGTGGCACGCTTTGGGCCAATGCCTGGAATACCCGGCACGTTATCTCCTTTATCACCTGTGAGACATTTCATTGAGATATACATCTCAGGTGGAATATCATAATGTTCACGCCAGTTGTCTAGTCTTACTTCTCTTCGAGTAACATAAGAGAATCTACCTACATTTTCTTGTATCAGTAGATCCCAGTCACGGTCACTCGAGATGAGCCAAATATACTCTAAATCGTACTTTTCTTTGAACTTTACAAGGTGTGCTGCAATATCATCAGCCTCTACACCTTTATATCTAAGAACTGGGTAGTCTTCTGCAAGCACTTCGAGGCTTGCTTCGAACTCTTCAAAAAATTCTTCAAATGCGAGTCTCTCGGCTTCTGATTGTTCAGCGAACTTATCTTTTCGATTTTGCTTATAGTCGGGCGAGATCGACTTACGATAAGTAGAGGAACCCCAGTCTGCGGTGATGATAACATTTTTACAGTCATAGGATTTTGCCAAACTTTTTACAGTGCTTTGATAATCATAACGAAAATCAGTTCTACCTTGATGCTTCCAACGAAAAGCTAAGTTGAGAGCATCGACGATTAGAGTAGAATTTGCGTCATCATTGACCATTTTATCAGTCAGATTAAACGCCATCTATAAACCTCACTTTCTCTTCTTTGAGCCATACATCTGCTAGCAGAATATAACAGCCCAACCACTCAATATATATCCAGTGGTCTGTGATTTCTGGAAGAATATCCGTGACAACAAATACCGCTGACCGATTATATTTGAAGAACAACAAAGGCTCCTGGTTTCCGCCTTCTGCTTGCTGTACTACTTTCTTCCACCATTTAATTAAATTATTTGTTCTTGGAGCAGTGAATACTTTGTCATTAAGAGGAGAACTTTCATAGTTTTTTACTTCAATGCAAAAACGATTCTTTGCATGAGGTACATATAAATCTCCTTTGAGATAGTCAAGAGCGCCTGAACTTGGTACTCTTTCAAACTGTAACCCCGTTGACTCTCTAAGCAAATCTCGTACTAAGTACTCTCCACGAGCTCCTTTTGCTCTACTATCAACCATTTTCTCCGCCCATTAAAATTTCTCCGAGCTGATCTAATTTTTCTTGATATTCTGCGGCTTTTGCTAACTCTTCTTCTATAGCTGCCATAATATCAGGATGTTCCCCTATTCCTACCGGACTCTGTAGATAAACTCTCACATTCGCTTGGTGATACTTCACCTTCCCTGCTAGATAGCTCATCATACTGTCTGCTATCATTTTTTTCATTCTGCTTCTCCTTGGTCATCTCCCAAATTAGTCTTCGACGATTATGCATCATACGCTTGGCATGTCCCATTTAGTGCTCCAGTTTACTAACATTACCTGACTTAACTACTTCTACTTTGTCGAGCAGAGGATGAGTCCATCCATGACTCACGACATATGTATTTAAGTCTTCTCCCAAAAGTACCTCTACTAATTTTTCTCGTCCCGTTTCATCTAGTACATTGATAACTTCATCAAGAAACAATATGTTGATCTGAGACTTCGAAATACTACTCATCAGTTTGCGTATAGCAATCAGAGTAGCTGTGTTCACCCTTGCCAATTCTCCACTAGAGAGAGCAAGAATATCCACAATGTTACCATTATCAGTGATTTGAACATTGAGTTTATCATTTGATACTACAAACTCCAGTGTAAAACGTCCATCGGACAATTCTGCTAAATAGCGATTTGTGAGCTCTTCCAACTCTTTTACAAGATTCTCTATCTTGTACGCTAACAAACCGTTTGTGCTGAAAGCTTTTTTCAATACTTCCAAGTGTCCTGCAGTTGCTGCCTCGAGGTCGAGAAGCTCGTTTAATTCGAACAACTCTGCTTCGAACTCTTCAGTTTGCTCCAATATTACTTGGATTCTTGTGTTTCGTTTAGTGATTCGCTCATTTTCTCGTGAGATTCGAACCATCCGTTCCTTAGCATCTGATATTCTCTCTTGAATTCCACGAGCCCTGTCTTTGAGCTCATTAGGATCCAACGTAGATGTCGGGAGGCTGTTGTCAATGCTTCTAAAGAGATCGTGCCAGTCACTTTCAATTTTTCTTGCACGTTGGTATTCTGCATTGTCTCGTTTAATTTGCGATATTCTTCCGTCAATTTCATCTTGTCTTTCTCTCGCTTCAGCAATTTTTCTTGCTTCTGCATCAATTAATGATTGTTTAAAAGAACTGTCTACAGATTGCTCACAAGTGGGACAGTGATCTCCAAGTTTGCTCAACTTGTCTAAGAGTCGCTTTGACCCCGCCGCTGCTTGTTGCAACTTACCAATTTCTGCTTGTAAGTCATCATATGATTGTATACCAGATACTTTACAAGACTGTGCTTCTTCGATATTTATCTTAGCAAGCAAATCTTTATAAGTATTATTCTGAGAAATCTTTTTATTTTTCTCAGAAATATTTTCAATTTCAATCATAAGAGTGGCGAACTCTTGTTCGTCTTCTATTGTCTCAATAGAAATTTCAGACACAGGCAGTATGGATGTATCACTCAATTTGTTATCATTTAACCACTTTTCAATTGTCGCTATTTTAGATTCAATACTAGTAAGATGCAATGTACTCTTTCTAGCTTCTTCTTTGAATAAATCAAAAAGGCGAACATAGTGCTCTAAGTGGAGAAGATCAATGAGAAACTTCTTGCGGTTCGTATCTGTCGCAGTAAGAAACTGTAGACTGCTATTTGTGTTTTGGTATACCAACTGAGAGAAGGTTTTAAAGTCGATTCCAATAATATCTTGGAGTGTCTTGTATGTATTGGTCGCTGTATGAGAACTAATATCTTCTCCATTTTCCAGCAACTTAAGCTTAATACTAGACTTCCGATCAATAATGACATCATAGCGCTTCTCATCTTTTGTAAACTCAAGATGTATATTATATCCTGCATTTACATAACGATTTGGTATATCTGCTTTCTTTATACCTTTTGAGTTTTTGTTGTACAGTGCTTCTTCAATAATTAACGGTATGGACGACTTACCCATACCGTTAGTGCCGAGAACTTGAGTTACAGTATTGTCACTAAGATTCAGCTCATTATCAGCTCCATAGCTAAAACAATTACTCCATTTCAACTTTTGTAGCGTAATCATTAAATATACCTACTATCTGTGGTATTCTATCCTCTGGTATTTCTAGAATATAGGATAGATACTCTACTAATTCATCTTGTATAGTCATCTCTTTGTCTATGACAAGAGTAGCTTCGCTACTTCGTTTGACTACTTTTTTATCAAGAAGCTCTGTGTTCTTGACATTCGCAAGCTCTTGTATATCACCCTCTATCTCGTAAATTGTATGATGAAAGTCAGTAGGTATCATCTCACTTGGATCTGTTACCGTTTTGCGAATAAGTTGAGGTAAGTCAAAGTTATCCCACATCCACGACCAATCATTTGGATTTATTAAGAGGTAGCCGGTTTGTACCTCGTTTCTGTGAAACGAAGTTGTCATAGGGCTGCCTGGATATACAATATTGCGTTGAGTATTGCTGTGTGCGTGAAGATCGCCTGCAAAAACTACTGGAAAGTCCTCGAATCTGTCTAAGTCCACCTCTGGCTTGACGTGTGGAGGTATCTCTCCTCGAACATGAGTGAACAAAGGCTTCTTTGGATCAAACAGTTCAATAGCATTTTTACGGTGAAGGTCTGCATACGGCAGTACTCCAAATCCAAAGTCATTATCATAGTATGATATATCTACTACTTTAACTAGTGGATTTATATCTTTTGTTACTTTCTTCAATTGTGTAAAGAATGTTTTGTTTTTCTTTGTAGCTTCGTGGTTACCGTCATAGATAAGAGTCGGAATCTTTACGTTTGATATAAAGTCAAAATAAAGTTCCAACTCTTCCATGTTCGGCAGACGGTCAAATAAATCACCTCCAATAATATGCATATTACATTGCATCTCAAGCTCGTGTACTTGCTTGAAAAACATATGGTAGCGATTTATGGCCCACTCACGAGGTACGTTCTTTTGTCCTAGCTTGATGTGCCAGTCTGCCGTAAATAAAATCATCCGATATTAAACTCGTCTTCCAATGATTCGTCGATATCCCCTGCTGCATCTTCACGAATTTCATCGAGAAGAGTTTTTTGAGCGTCTGGTGTAGGACGAGGCATAACGTCATCCATAGACTTCAGATCAGCAATAGCAGCCATCTCACTCTCTCCGAGAGCACGCTGCTTGCACTTAAGTACTTGTAACTGATACTCTACGTTGTACGGGAGAGGCCCAGTCTTTACTCGCTTGAACTTGACATCCCAGCCGGTCTCAGGATCAGTAGGATCACCGAGGTCTTCTGCTGCAGTCAAGATAGCTTCAAACAGCTTCTTCTTGAGGTTGATGATTTTAACTTCACCGCCATCAAGACACTGCATTGCGTAGCTCCAGCCACACTTGAGGTCGGGGTAGTACTCACGAACCCAATCTTTTTCGAGATTATTAAATCGCTCTTCATTACGGTCAAAAGACAAGCACTCAAAAGGAATATTCTTGCCATTCTTGCCTTCGAGCCAGTATACGTAACGTGCTAGTACGTCTCCAACTAAGCGAACTTCGTTGTCTCCGTCTCGGTAAGCATAAGAAGTGATTGATGATTTTTTAGCGCCGCCAGCGGCTTTGTTAAATGATAGTGCCATTAGTGTATGTTCTCCTGTTTGACTTCTTCGAATAGAAAATGAACTTTACCATCTTCTACACGTAGTAGACTGTTATCTTCAAAAAATTCTGTTTCTACTTCGCATTGAAGCAGATCCAGTCGGGTATCCCCAGTGACTAAATAGTCCGCGTACGGACGCATGGAAGCTATTGCGAGATACTGGGCGATCTCACGATAACTGTACTTGTAAGCATTGTATAACAATACATCTGGGTGAACAAGGAAGGATTCGCCATTAAAATGCTTTCCAGTATGTTTATAAATACTATCATATTTGTTCTTTGGTATTGCTCCAGTTACAAGCATTTTAAAGATGACAAAAAGCGTAAGAGGACTACCCTCAGATGCTTCAAACATCTTTTTCCAATCGTAGAATAACATATTATACTCTCATTTGAGGCATTTGTCAAGAAGTATTTTTCTATGTTCAAAGCTGTTTGATTTGATAACCCTGCTTCATGTAGTAGCCCATTCTGCTGGACGCCTGTCTTTGAGCAGTTTTACCTCTTAGATGGATATCAATAATTATCGGATCTATTTTATCTTTGTGTTTTCTAACAACTCGTCCAATAAGCTGAGTTAGAAGCGGTTCATTGTTAACAGGTGTAGAAAGAATAAGACAACTAAGAGTATTTACTGATATACCCTCACTAAAAATTGCTTGAGTTCCATATAGAATATTCTTGCTACCATGCAGTATTTCCTTTATCAATTCTTCTCTTTGCTCATGTGGTACTTCACCAGTAACACAAATAGAGTTTTCGCCAGTCAGTTCGGCACAACTTTTTAAAAAGTGAACTCGATCTGAGACTACAAGAACTTTGTGCCCTCGCGCCGCATATGCTGATGCTAACATTGCAACAGAGTGGCGATACTCGTCGTTATTTGCAATTGCATTGACTCGTTTAGCCCACGGAATGTTCGCCCCATCGGGAAACCTAACCTCACTTCTGTATATGTGAATACTTGGCGTGAGGAAATTCTCTTTCGGTGGTTTGAAAATATGCGGGCTGAAGTAGTCTCTGAAGACAACGTGTTTTCCGTCCTTGCGTTCAATAGTACCAGAGAGTCCAATCTTATACCGAGCATGAGAAGTATCAATAATTTTAGCAAATGTCGGCGAAGAAACGTGATGCATTTCATCTAATATTATAGTTCCAAATTCTTTTCTTATCTTTTCTATATTTCTGTACAAAGTTTGAGTGTTCCCAATAACAATAGGACTATCAAGCTCAAACCTACCACTCCCAATAATCCCAGGACTAAAGCCATAAACTTTCTCTACCTCTTTGGCCCACTGATTTCGTAGAGGTACAGTATGTGTCACTACAAGTGTTTTTTGTCCGAGTTTTCCTGCGATTGCGAGACCTGTAAAAGTCTTTCCCCAACTTACCCAAGCGTTAATAATACAGTTATCATCCAAGCGGTCATAAACATCCTGCTGGCTTCGCCGTAGCTCAAATTGAAACTCCGGAAAGTCAGCAGGAATGTCTAGACGTTTTTCAACAATTTCATAATCATTGGGTATAAGATCCGTTCGTCCAATTGGTATAGATACCAAATTTTCGCGCACCCGTTGCAGATTTTTAATAATCTGTGGAGGGTCATTTGGATTTTGCGAAGGAATTTTATAAGTAAGTTCATCCGTTAGAATCTTTCGATACTCGGGGCTTGCTTCCATGAATATTCTGTTGCTCAGTACTGCTTTCATCGTATAATACACACCAAAATCGAGGTTCTTCTTTTGTTACACATATTATGTTTCCATACACAGGTATACACTCTTCTACAAGTTCAACACTGCTTCTCCAATCTAAACATAAACGGTCGTCAGTAGTAGCACACCCAGCTACAAGAAGTAGCGGTATTAGTTTCTTCATTCATCCTAGTCCTAGTTGCTCCTT